TTACTCAACTTACAGATGGTTCTTCAATAAACCATAAAAGCATGGAAATTCCTGGAACTAGTCCTAGAATTAAAAGAGAATTTGAACCAAAAAGTAATTTAGTTTATAAAGAACTTGATGGTGAAGCAACAAGAAGAGCTGATTTTAAAAGAGAACAGCAAGAATACGAAAAAAAGATTAAATCTGATGTATACAAAGAAAATATGGAAGATATTCAAAAGGCACTAGCTGTATCTGACATCTTTTTAGCATCAATAGGAGCTTTACAAACATCATAATCATGAAATACTTAGTTGTACTAGGAATGTTTATTTACATTATCATCTTAATTGATGATAATGTAAAAGCTAAAAAAGAAATAAAAAATCTAAAAGATTCTATTTCAGTAGTTCAAAAAGATTTAGAATTTAAATGTAAAATCATTAAAGATTATCAATCAAGATTATGAACACAGAAAAACAAAAAGCATATTATATAAAAAATAAAGAAGAACATGTCTATATAAGCACTTATGTAAAGATCCCTGACTTTACAGTAGGTGGCTATTACATAGAAGCAGGTTATATTTCAGAAAATCGACCTCCTTCTAGTACGTTTACTATCAAAGATTACAAGCAAAGCAATCTTCCTGTAGACATAAACTACTTACTTCTTGAAATAAGAGAACTCCAACAGAGAATGGATAAAGCTGAAGAATTAGGTATTAACAATTTACTAAAAGGTTTTTAAAATAAAAAATCATGAAAAAATACACAATTAAAGAATTTGCAGAAGGTAAAAAAGCTGTAAAAATAGAGAATAGGGAACAGTGGGATAAGTTGGATAAAGTACACAGACTTACAACTTCTTATTATGGAGCTAAGTCATATTCTAATATAAGAGAACACGGAGATGCAGATTGTTATGAAAGCAGAAGTTATGAAGTTTTAGAATTCTCTCAATTAGATTTTGAAGATGAGTTTGTTGTTGGTTCTTGGTATAAAATAACAAAAGAAGGTGCAAACACTAAATATATTAAATACCTAAAAACAAACCCATCTGGTTATTTTCAATGTAGTGAACATATAAATTCTAAATACCAAAGTTATGGTGGTACATTTGGAATAGATGAGGTTAAGTATTTAACAAAAGCTTCTTTAGAAGAAATTCAACAATATTTACCTAAAGGGCATGTAGATCTTATTAAAAAAGATACATTTGTTTTACCTGAGTTTTGGTATGTTAGGATTACAGAAGAAAACAAGGAAGTTCTCAGTAGATGGAGATTTAACGATCAGCCTCGTTTAAATTTAGATAGTTATATTGGAGGAATTGTAGGATTATTATCAAAATACCCAAATTCAAGAAACCACAATACTTCTAAAGACAAAGATTGGAATAGATCTATTGAAATCACATTTGAACAATTTCAACAATTCGTACTTAAAAATCAAAAAGAAAAAAACATGGAAAAAGAAATAGTTGGGTATAAGCTAAAATTTGATGAGTATAAAAAAGCAACATTAAAAATATGCAATACTGTAGCAAATTGGGAAAACAGTTTAATGGGTTATGATATTAGTGTAAAGCAAACACGATATGTAAATGAACTTAAAGAAGCAGGAGTTCTTGATTTGTGGTTTGAACCAGTATTTAAAGAACAATTCAAAAAAGACGATTATGTAACTGTAGTCTCTATAGGTACTTATGATTACGATTCAAGTTGTGGTGACACTAAACCTATTATAGGTAAAACTTATAAGATTTACAATGTAAGTACAAACTATGTAAACTTAGATGTTCCTAATGGTATAATAGCTATAAAATCATTTGATTTAAGGAAAGCAACTGAAGATGAGATTAAATCTCAACTTATAGATGTATTTATGTCTTTATAGGTTGCTTTTTGTATATTTGTGTATGGAAAATTACACAGTATACAAAATAACAAGCCCTTCTAATAAAGTTTACATAGGGATTACTAAAAATATAATTAGACGATTTAAAGAGTATAAATCTTTAAGATGTAAAAGCCAAATTCTAATTTATAATTCTTTAAAAAAGTACGGTTGGGACAGTCACATAAAAGAAATACTTTTTATTACTTTAACTAAAGAAGAAGCAATAATAAAAGAAAAAGAATGTGTTTTAGTGAATAAAATCCTAAATCTGTCTTTAAATGTTTCTTTTGGAGGAGAAGGAGCAAATGGTTTAAAGTTTGAATTATCTCCTTTGTCTAAACCAATAATTCAATTATCAATTGATAATAAATTTATTAAAAAATGGAGTTCTTTAAGAGAAGCTTCTGAAAAACTAGGACTGAGTCAGGGTAATATTTCAAGAGCAGCAAATGGAAACAACCGCTCTGAAGGAAATTATCTCTGGCTTAAAGAAGAAGATTTTAATAAAGGTATTACACGTACTTACGAAAAAAATTCTCAAATCATTAAAAGTAGGAAAAAGATCCTTCAATATGATAAACAAGGTAATCTTGTTAAAGAGTGGGAATCAATAGCGGAGGTTTGTAAAAACTTAAAAATCAATAAAAGTGTAATTCATAGAATATTAAACAATACAACAAAAAATTCAAAAAAATATGATTTTAAGTATAAATGTGATTAAAAAAAATATCACAAATTTCGAATACAATAAAGAAAAAGATGTTCTTTTTGGGTACGATAACACTCAAAAACAATATGTTCTGTATAGTTCAGGAAAATGGTGCACGTTTGCTCAAATTCAATTACCAATTATTAAAGATTACAATGGTACTTTAAACGGTAACATTGTTAAATATGGTTGTACAGAAGTAAATACAAACTGTTTGATAGACATTTATGATGACATTCTTTCTTTTAATGTTCCAGATCCAAAATTAAAAGATTATAATGGAGGAAATGTTTCAATAAAAGCTGTAATACTTTCTAATGGAACTTCAGTTTCTTTAGAACAAATCAAACAAATTGTTGAATTTATTAATAATAAATAATCTAAAGGGAGTTGAAATATACTCCCTTAAATTTCTAAAATTATGAATACAGAATTTAATGTTGCTTCTATACAGTTTTCTGTAGGGAAAAAGAAAAAGAAATTTAAAATTTATCACAATTTACCTGAAACTAAAGGATTGTCATTTCAAAATGCTTTTGATAGTTGGGTAAATAGAACTGATAAACCTACAGCTAAATCTTTATGTAAATACATAAATGATAAAAACACAGGTTATTTAGTGTTCACTGAAAAACAATGGGAAGATTTAAATAAAGAATAATGAAAAATAAATGCTGGATTATAACAAGGAATAAACCATTCTTTGAGAGAATAGGTAACTATAACTATTGTAATCTTGAAGATATGGTTTTACCTGATAAGATAGCATTAGACAAAGAAACTACTGGATTATCTGCTTTAAAGGATAAAGTATTTTCTGTTCAAATTGGTACAGGTATAAACAATTATTTAATAGATTTACAAGAATATAGTACTCCTCTGTTTAAAGGAGAAGACAAGGAAATTAAGTACAAAGAAATTATTCCTTTTATAAAAGGAAAAGAATTAGTTGGTCATAACATAGCTTTTGATTTAGGATTTGCTTACATGCAAGGATTTTTCCCTGATAAAGTTAAAGATACTATGATTGGTTCTAAAATATTACACAATGGAGAACATGTTTCAGTAAGACATGGTTTTGGTGACGTAATGGGGAGAGAATTAAATTTAGATTATGATAAGTCTGAACAAGGAAGTATTCATAAAACTAAACTAACAACACAAAAAGCTATTCAATATTGTTTTAATGATGTTGACAGATTATTAGAATTAGAAGCAGATATTTATTCTAAATTAGAAAGGTATGAAGCAACTAAAACTTACGAGTTAAATTGTGACTATTTACTAGCTATGGTTTATATGGAACTATGTGGTTTACCAGTTTCTAAAGAAAAATGGTTAGCTAAAATGGAACACGATAAGGTAACTTCTTTACAAAAACAAGAAGAAATTAGAAACTATATTTACGATAACCTTCCTAAGTACAGAGATGGGCAAATGTCTTTTTTTGAGACACTAAAAAAGATAAAACCATTGTTATCCTCTCCTAGTCAGATGATTCCTGTATTCAAAGATTTAGGTATAAACACAGTAGACGATAAAGGAAAAAACTCTATAGAAGAAAGTGTTATTAATAAGTCTCCTCATGAGTTTGTTTCTCTTTGGTTAGACTATAAGGAATCTCAACACAGAGTAACTACTTTTGGTCAAAAGATTTTAGACAGAGTTGAAAACGGGAGATTATACACTAGATTCAATCCTATTGTAGATACTTGTAGAATTTCTTCTAGAAGAGGAGAAATAAACTTTTTAAACTTTCCTTCAGATAAAATTACTAGAGATTGTTTTGTAGCTAGTAAGGGGCACAAAATTATTGTTTCAGATTTTTCTAACCAAGAAAGCATTACGCTTGCAGATAAATCTCAAAACACTTCTACTCTTAAATCTATTCTAGAAGGAGCTGATTCTCATTGTATTTTAGCAAGAGAGGTGTTCCCTGAATTAAAAGGATTAAGTGATGATGAAATTAAAAAGAACCACAAAGCTAAAAGACAAATAGGTAAGGTTGCTAATTTTACTTTTGCTTTTGGTGGTAATGGTTACACTGCTGCAATGAATCTGAATATCCCTATTGAAGAAGGAAATAGAATTTATGATGCTTATGTAAGTATTAATAAAGAGACTTTTGAGTGGGGGGAAAGGGTTCTTAAAAAAGCTTTACAAACTGGATATATAGAATCTGCTGATGGTTTCAAGCTAAAACTTCCTTTCTATGATGACTATAAAAGAGATCAATCTATTGTAAAGTCTTTTACTGAATTAGATTGGACAATGTACAAAGAAGGTAAAGCTATGTCTAAATTACCTGCCCCTAAAGATGGTTACACAGATTCAGAGTTGTATTATTTAGATTTCTATTTAGAGAAAAGAGCTATTGTATCTAGAGTAGCCATAAACAGATCAAAATACTTTAGACTGTGTTTGAACAATCCAATACAAGCTACAGCAGCACATCAGACCAAAAGATCAGTTGTTAATCTATTCAACTATATCAAATCTAGAAACCATCTTAGGCTATGCAGAATAGCTAATGTTGTGCACGATGAAATAGTTCTAGAATGTAAAGAAGAATTAGTAGAAGAATACAAAGAAGTCCTTGGAAGAATTATGAGGGAATCTGCTAATACTTATTTAACATCAGGATTAGTGAAAATGGAAGCAGATGCTAATGTAGGCGATTCGTGGTATGAAGCAAAATAGGTACGTAATTATTTGAACCAGATCAACTTAAATTATTTTAAAATGACAATACAACAAATCTTTAAAAAACACGCTAATTACACAAAGCTTCCAGATATGGACTTTGATTACATGATGGACGAAGAAGACTTCACTAATGCTGCTAAAGAACTTATAGAATACCACGTTCAAGCTGCTTTAAGAGAAGCAAGTGAATTCAGAGAACCTATTTTATTAACTGATATGAGAGGTAACACAAAAACTACTAGCAGGTATTATTCAAATAATATTACAGCTTCTTTAAACAAAAAACAAATTTTAACTTGTTACGATTTAAACTTAATAAAGTGACAGAGCTTGAATACATAGACAAAAAACTAAAGCCTTTTAAAACAGAGTGTTGTAAAGCTAAAATTTATAAAAAAGGAAGAGCTGATTTAAGGTGTGTTTCTTGTGATAAAGATGTTACGATGGAATTAGTTTTATTGGCTAATATGTATAGTAGACAGTTTAAACAAAAAGGTCAGCAAAGTGCTGGAGATAAATAGCACTTGAAAAAGTAATTAATTGGAAAGTGCTTAATATCTTTAAAAACAAAACAAATAATAACATGAAAAAGAAATCATTTAAATTGATTAAAAGTTACCCAAATTCAGAGAATGTTGGAAGTGTTTACACTAAAACTGATTTATGTGAAAATTATTGGTATTTTACCAATTGTTTAAGTCCAGCAGATGTAGAAAACAATCCTGAGTTCTTTGAGGAAATAATTGATAAAGAATATGAGATTTTAAGCTTTAAATGTGACGAAGATTTAGTAGGTAGCTATATTACAAAAGGAACTATTCTTCATAAAAATGAAAGTGATGAATTTAAGTGTGGTATAGTTTCAGCTTCTGAAGAAAAGCTATTGACCCTTCCTCATTGGAAAATAAATTCAATTCGTAGATTGAGTGATAATGAAGTTTTTTCGATTGGTGATGTATTGATAGATACTTTTAATAAATCTCAAGGAAGTTTCACTTTAAAAGAAATAGAGTTTGAAAAAGCTCCTTGTGACAAAGGAACAGGTAAATTATCTTTTATTCATACACATCCAATATTAGGAAAATATATTCCGCTTGAAAGATTACAAAAAGCTAAACCTGTGTTGTTTGTAACTGAAGATGGTGTTGAAATGTTTAGTGGTGATAAGTTTTGGAAAAATAATGGATGGTTAGAGCCTAAGTGTTTTATAGCAGGTAAAGATCAGCCTTATGTCCTAAATGATAAACCATTTTCATCGAAAGAGAAAGCTGAAGAATATATCATGTATAATAAACCTGTACTTAGTATTAATGATGTTTTACAACATATTAGACATTTTTCAAAAACATTAGATGAAGATGGTTTAAAAGAACTTGTAGAATCAAGATTATGACACTCGAATCTGTTTACTTAAAGAAAATAGGCATTGCTAATGAAAAACAAGCTTATACTGAATTTATTTTTGTTCACAAGAAGCAATGGTACATTGTTAAATGGGTTCGTAATGTGTGGCAAGAACCTGAAAAAATTAACAAATTATGACAAAGCAAGAGCTTGAGTTTTTTAAACAATTCAAAGATCCAATTCAATGTAAAAATCAAATTCATAATTACGCTTTAAGAAAACATATAGAGATGGGTCAACGCTCATCTCTATTTATGTCTCCAGGTTCAGGTAAAACTAGAATTGGAATTATTGCAGCTTGTGAAAATATCAAGAAATATGGTGGTAAGTGGTTGATTAGTGTACCTAAAGAGAATTTGATTGAGCAGTGGGAAAAGGAATTTAAAATATGGAAATACAGCAAAGAATTAGTAGAAATTAGTTTTGTTTGTCATGCTTCTAATGCCAAGGTAGATATTGGATCTTATGAAGGAATTGTCATAGACGAATCACATTTGTGCGCTGATTCTGAAGTACATGGTTATATCATAAATCACATTCATTTATTTCCTCAAGTAAAGTTTTTATGTTTAACTGGTACAAAACCTAAAGACAAAAACAAACTAAATAATCTTCTTAGAGTTGCTCCAGAATCCTTTGAGTTAACACTAAATGAAGCTGTAGAGTTAAAACTAGTTTCTGAATACACTATTAATGTAATAGATATTCCTTTTAGTGGTGATGAGTTAATGAAGTATAAGAAAGCTCAGTTAGCTTTTGATTATTACAAAAGACTTTTAGGGGATCATGAAGCATTTGAAAAAGCTGGTAATATTCTCAAAGGATTAAAATTACAAGAAATTGAAATAGATGATTATGATTTAGATAATAATTATTTAGGTAAAAGAATGGTAATGAGAATGTTACCTTTTAGTTATTCTCCTGTAGATAAAACAAACGGAAGACAATTATTTACCTCAATTAGAAACAGAAAATCTATAGCTCAAAATGCTAAACAAAAACTAACTGTAGCTAAACAACTTGTAGATTTATTTCCTGAACATTACACTATTACATTTTCTGAAACAAATAATTTTACTACACAACTTCATAAATTATGTGGAGATAGAGCTGTTATGTTTCACTCTAAAATGAAAGAGAGTGAAAAGGAAAGTGCTTTAAAGTTATTTGCAGACAGAAGGACTAAAAAGAATATCATTAATTCTACAAAAGCTTTGAGTGAAGGTTATAATGTTCCTGTTATTAATATGGGAATAGTTACAGCATTTACATCTAAAGCTAATACAATCATTCAACGTATCACTAGAGCATGTAGATACATTGAAGGAAAAAGAGCAATCTTGTTTATTCTTGTTGTACCAAATACACAAGAAGAACAATGGTTAAAAAATGCTTTAAAAGATGTATCTAATGTTAGATACTTTGATTCATTTGAAACTTATAAATCATTATTATGAAAGTAAAATACAATGCTCCAAAAGGACAAAGATATAAAAGAAGATTTACTTGGATAACTTGTAATAGAACTGATATTTGGTTTACTGTAAACTGTAATTCTATTAAAGCATTTAAAAGAAGAGTTGCTAGAATGGATGAATCTTTTATTGGATCTACTTTTCAATTATCCCATATCTTCTTCAACACAAAGGTTAAAAATAGACTTTATTATTCTGCATTTATAACTAAGAAAAAATGAGTTTAGTAAGAATTGAAATCAAGAATAAAGTAAAACCTTCTAAAAAGTTTAGTCAACAATCTAAAACTAGTTCTAATAATCAAGTTGATAATATACAATACATTGTTTTTAGTAAGCAGATTGTAGATGAAGAAATTAAGTTTAATGATATAGTTTTTAATAAGCACAAAATGACTATTCGTAGATCTGGTATTGACGATTACAAAGTACAAAGGATTGTAGGAGATAGGTGTACAATACCAATTGATTATAATCTTTTAGGAGAATATGAATTAGTAAAAATTCATGATGAATTATTTCAACTTGTAAAAATAGAAGAAAATGAAAATAGAAACTAAAGAAGAATACAATAAAATCTGCGCAGAAGTATCAGACATGTTTGATGAAAAGTTTGAAGTAGATTCTGACAGAGCAAAGCTATTTCTTGAAAAATGTAAAGCTATAGAAGAATATGATGATATTCATTATCAATTTCCAGAACCAACTCAAGAAATGATTGATGAATTTAGAAAAGACCAAATGCTATGAAAACAAAATTTAAAATTCTAACCATCAACACTTTGTTTTATTTAGGAGATTTCTTTTGTTATCCGTATACTTGGTGTATGAATAAAAGTTATACTTTACAAGAAAAATGGAATTTAGAAGAACCTTGGAAAAAACCTGAAGAAAATGAGAAGTAATACAATAACAAAAAATACAGTAAAATCTATTGAATTAAACATTGTTTTGGAAAACGAAGATGATGTTACATTTTTTACTCGAATGTTAGATTATACTAGAGGAAATCCAGCAAGAGTTTTAGGTCAAGGAGAACTCTCTAAAGACCAATTAACGTTTATTAGAACAATTTACGAAGAACTAATAAAATGATATGGAACAGAAACAGAACCAAGTTGAAATAGCTTTAAGTTTTATTCAACTACTTGAACCTAATATTAGAGCACAATCTTATCAATACATTGCTAATAAAATCAATGAATTATTTAGTATTGATTGTACAGTAAAAGATGTTGAGATTAATATGTGTCCTACTATTGAAGAAGAAATTGAAGATTTACAATTAATTTATGAAAGATTATGAGCTTGGACGTATCTCTATATAGAGAAAAAATAGTTAGTTATAATAAAGGATTAACATTTGTTCAAGAAAACGAATGTGTTTATGATTCTAACATAACACACAATCTTAATACAATGGCTGAAAAGGCTGGTATTTATGAAGCATTGTGGCGACCTTATAAGCTAAACAAAGAGTGGAAAGACAATTTCTTTAGTGACAAGGAAGAATATGTATTTGAAGATACTTTTACTGTTTATGCTAAAGATATAATTCCTAAATTAGAAGAAGGTCTTAAAGAACTTAAATGTAAACCAGAGTATTTTGAAGAGTTTAACTCTCCTAATGGGTGGGGTAAGTATGAACACTTTGTTCCTTTTGTAGAAGAATACTTAAACGCTTGCAAAGAATACCCAGAAGCAATTGTAATTACAAGTCGATGACAGAAGATGAAGTAAAAACAAATCTATGTTATTATGATCGAAGAAATCCTTACTTCATGATAACTGAAGAATATGGTTATGACAAGGAAGATGTAGATGCTACTGGAAACTTTGCTAAACCTAACTGTCATTGTGATAATTGTTTTTATGGTAGACATAAATTAGCTGAAGAAATTTTAAGATTAATGAGAACTTTAAAACTTATTCAAAATACATGACACAAGAAGAACTAAAAACATGTTTAGGTCAACTAATGTTTGATCTAAAGATAAATTGGGCATTTGATTATTCAGAAAGATTACAAAAAGCTTTTCAACTATGTCAAGAAATTGAAGACGATACTTCTATAATTGAACAAACAATAGAATCTGAACAAGAAGGTGATTGGGATGGAAGATGTTTTAGAGGTTTGGTTTTTTATGAATACGCTTCAGAAGAAGGGTCTACTGAAGAAGTTAAAAAGTGGTTAGAAAATAATTTATCTTATCCTAAAAATTGTGACCTACTGAACAAATGACCTACATCTGCACCAAAACCTTTGAATCTACAACAGGGATCACCTATATAAAAAATAGAGTGATTCCTTTGTATCAGTACATGAAATTAAATTATCAAGAACAAAAAAATTTTGAACCTAATGGAGAATAGAGTAGAATTGCTCGGAGTATTTGGAGATGATAACTCTATTTGTAATGCAGCTCGTGTGAGCTATAATAAAGAATCTTCAAATTATTCAGAAGAACAAAATGCTAAACTAATTAAGTATTTGGTTGAACACAAACATACTTCTGTATTTAGGCATGCCCAATTACAATTTAGAATTACATGTCCTATTTATGTAGCAAGACAACTAGAAAAACATCAAGTGGGAATGTCTTTAAATTCTATTTCTGGAAGATACGTAGATTTTAGTGATAGTTATACAACTATTAAAGA